TGATTGTGGCTGTACATTCTGTAACACCATTTTTTGCTAATGTAACTGTAAAATTACTTCAAGTTGGTACTACTCATAAACTTATTCTAAATGTTGTAGCACTTATTGTTTGATTTACTGGCATAGTTAAAACTACTCATGTAACTTGTGGTCAAGCTATACTTCATGATAATATTGCTCATCAACCTCATCCTCAACCTGCTGGAGTAGCCCAAGTTCAATCTCATCTCCAAAATGTAGTTGCTGATGCACTTGTTCAACTATTTAAGTTTCATACTGGTAAATTTCAAGTTATATCTGTTGTTAAATCAATTTGGTTTCTTGTTATTTCTTGTCCTGATATTGTAATATAATCAGGTGTACCTGCTAATGTAACATTAGTTGAATTATCTGTTCAAGCTACATCTACATTTAGTGTGGTTCTTTGTGCTGCTGCATCTGCATCATCTAATAATGCTCTACCTGCTGCTGTACATGCTATTTCTTCTACTGTTCAACCTCATGCAGTACTTCTTCATAAAACTACATCTGTAACCGTAGTATCTTGTATTTTATCATAAGTAACCGCATCTGAAGCTATTGTAGCAGCAAAACTTCATGTACCACTTCATGTAACATCTCATGTTAATGTAATAGTCTGGTCTCATGTATTTGTTCAAGTAGCTGTTCAACCTCACGTAGCGAAATCTGCATCTGTAAGTGCTGTGTTAAATTCTGCTGTTGTACCAGTAATTCAAGCTATAGAAGTCTGGTCTCCAGTATTTGTTCCTGTAGCTGTACCTCATCCTGTAGCAAAACTTCAATCACTTAGTGCTGCATTAAACTGAGCAGTAGTACCTGTTACAGTATTACTACCCAAATCAATAGTTTTGTTTGTTAGTGTTTTTGTAGTAGCACTTAGTGTAGTATCCAAATTTGTAATAGTAGTATCTTTTGGATTATTACTATCTGCACTATCTGCTAAAAGTAGAAAATCTCATCCTACAGGAGATGCTTTCGTACTTGTATCTGTTGGAAAAATAGTTGCCATAATCTTTTCCTTATATTATAAATTAAGTCCATTCAGTGTTCAGGTCTCGTAACAATTCTGTTCACACTACCGCTATATTCTGATTGTTTACATCGAGTATTCTCTCTCCTCAAACTTCAAATATTAAATCTCATGTTTCAAACCTATCTTGGTCCCAATTTGTTGTAATTACTGTTCTACTCATATTTTACTTATTATATTGTAATAATAAAGACTTTTTAGGATTTTTAGAATAACTCTACCCAGTTTAATGCTGTAAGTGCTGTATAAGCTCAGCTTCAACTTACTCTTTGATAAGATACCGCAAAGTAATCTCAAGGTCTACCAACTAATCATAGTGCGTCTGCATCTACATTTGAACTTCAACTAAATGCTCAACTTCAACCTCCTCATCATACCATATAAGTTGTGTAGATAACTGTTCCTCATACTACTACTCAACCTCAATCTGATACTTCTACTATACTTTCTGTTCAAGCATCTGTATAACTTAATGAAGCTACAGCTGTTCAACCAACTGTTGTTGGATTAGCTATAATACTACATTTAATTATATCTGAAGTTGCGGTATTGTTTGCTTCTAATCTTTGTAGTTTTGCATTTACATGGTTTGCTCTTCAATTAAATGTTTCTTTAATATGATAAACGGTTACATTTTCTATTCAAGTTCAAGTTAATGCAAGTCATGTTCCATTATCATGACTATTTGGTATAGTTCATACAAAAGCTCTGTCTCAATTATAATATCATGCTCATACACTTCATGAATAACATACTAAATCAGTTGCTCAAGAAGTTTTAGTTATATCCATTCTAAATGGTAAATCAGGGTCTCTAACTGCAAGTTCTGCTTGTGTATTTACTGTATCTATATCAGCAAAATGTATCCATCCTTTATCATGTCCTCCAAATACTTCAAAGTATGCTGGTGCTATTCATAAATATCCAAAATTAATTCTAAAAATATTCATTTTAGTTTGGTCTAATGTGAAACCACTTGCACCATTCCCATCTAATGTATCATGATTAAAGTTAGCTTGTGTTAATTCAACATCAACACTTCAATCTGCTATTCTTTGTACTTTAAAATCTGTTCAGTCATAACCTATTCTATATCAATCATTATCATCGTATATACCAAAGAATTGAGTTGCTCATGCTACTCAACCATTTTCCCATACTGCTGTAAAATAACAATATATATCATGTCATGGAGCATAACGTACTCTATCTTTACTCTCTAGTCTTGCCTGACCATTTGTAGCTGTAGAAGAGTTTATTTTAGCTCTACCATTACTTTCAGATACAGCACCACCATTTGCAGTAGTTGTACTCATAAGAGAAGATAAAATACCATAATCAAATTTTAATAGTATATTATCTTGTTTTGTAGCTGTTACTTTATCTCCAAAAATAGTGTTAAAAGAACTTCTTCAAGAACCATCTACACCATTTAATAAACTTCAATCTTCTCCTACTTTAATTTCTCTTACCTCATCTGAAATAGGGTCGTATCAAGCCATAATTCTAACAGCTTGTCTTTGTTGTTCTAATCAGTAATCATTTGCTACTGATTTGTCTGTTCTATCTGTTGCCATTTTTTATATATTAGAATATAAGTTATCCTCTTGGAGCTGGTTGTATAAATTTAGGAACTTCTATTGGAGCATCTTCTTTTGTAAAAGAATTTATAACTTGTTCTCATATCTGACTTCTTACATATAATTTCATTATTTTTACCATAACGTCTGATAAATCCATTTTGAATTTATATTTCATTTTTATCTTCTCTAGTTTTGCAAGAAACTCTTCAGGAGTGTATTTCCACATCTCATTATAAAGTTTGTTAAATTCGTTTTTTAATCATTTAGGAGTTCCTTCTGTTAATCATTTTATTTCTGTAGCACTTCTTGGTCTCGGTGTTGTAGATTGTATTGTTTTTGATTTCTCAGATATTTCTAAAGCTCTATCTAATTCTCTTTGTAATTCTATTTTATCTTTCTCACTTAATAAATTTTTCTTTTTAATAGTAGATGTTGCTCACCTTGAACTAGAACTACTTACACTACCTCATCAACTACTTGATGGAGTTGCTTTAAAATTCTTAGGTATTCTTGATGTTCAAACTCATCAAATAGCAGCTCATTTACTTCATCATTTTGAGCCTATGTTAATGAAATCATCAACCAGGTCAAAAACCATATCTACAGGTTTTCATAGTAAATCAAATACATCATCTGATAAAGAAGCTCTCTTACTTGATATAGCTTTAGGAACTGTTCCCTTGGCACTTGAGGCAGCCCCCGCCTTATTTAAACCCGTTGCATTTTTTCATGTATCAGCAATCAATTTAGTTCTTGCTCATACTACATCAGCTAATTCATCAAATAAATCTCAAAGCTTATTCTTAAATTCTTCTCAATGTTTAGTAATAAAGTCTTTTATTATCTTTTTAGCTTGTCATATTTTATCTGCAGCTATATCTAATTTATTTACTATAGCGTTTGTTAATTTAACCTTTTGTGTAACTGGGATATCTTTAATTTCTTTTAATACTCATTTTGCTAATGTCGCTTTATCTGCTGTTGATTTGGCTGCTGAGATAGCCGCTTTATCATAAATTTTAATAAGTTCTTTCCAAGCTCATCCTCTTGTATTTAGTTCTGCTATCTCTCTAATAAATAGGTTTTTAGTAGATTGAATTGGACTAAATAATCATTCGATAAATCATATTTGTTCTGCAAGAGTATTTGGCGCTCTTCTTCATTCTATTCACGCTGAATTTACTAAGTCATCTACAATTTTCTTTAGCATTGCAAAAGTTTTCTTATCTGTTGCAAATTCTTTTCATAATAAACTTGTAACTGCGTCATCTACTTTAGTATTCAAAAAATCTACTGCATTTGACAAAGCCTTAGCTTGTTTTGTTCACATATCACCTGATTTATAAAGTTTTGAAACCTCATTTGCATATATTTTCTTTAAATCAAAAGCATCTGCATTAGATAATCTAGGGTCTGTTAAATCATCTAGTAAATTTTTAATAATAGGTGTTGCTGGACTTGTTTTTGCTCATTTAGCTGTAGTAGCTTCAGTCATTTCTTTTATAAGCTTTGCATCAAAATCTATTGTTCAATCTGTTTGACTAACAGCCTTACCAATTCTTTCTCATACTTCATCAAGGTTGCTTACAACTGTTTGTGCTGCATCTTCTATAGTATCTATGTTTCATTTTAGAAATCATGTACGAACAGCATTGTAGAAGCTTTTTATATTTTCTTCTGCGTTTTTAATTGCATTAAGTTTTTGCTTTGCATTTTTACCTGTTAATCTAGGTGATAATGCTCTTCAAGCTAATACTTTTGTATCTGCTTCTCTAAAAGGTTTTGTTATTTTTTCTGTAACTCCTGCTCTTTTAACAGGAATATCGACTTCTTTTCAATTAATTAGTCATTTTTCTGTTTTAACATCAAGTTTTCATAAAAGTCTCTCATCTTTTACTCTTTTAGTTAAATCTCAAGTTTGTTTTATTATATCTTTTCATATTTGAGTTCATTTTTCAAATGCAGAAGTTAATCATTTCTTAGTACCACTTACTCATGTTTTTGCAAGTGTTCATGCAGCTGATAATCATGCAACATCTAATACTCACATAGTAGTGTCTAATAATCACTGGAACCTTGCTCATTTAACAGGGTCTAGTTCTTTTAAGTCTTCTAAGTTTTTCTGTGCTTCTTGTAACTTACTAAAAGCCCATTCTCATCATTTTGTTTGAGCTAACTCTCTAATTCATTCCTCCAATGCATCTTGCATACTTCATTCATCTCAAAATTGGTCTAGCTCAGTGAAAGCCTCTGCAATAACATCTCAAGTTAAATCTGAAAGTGTTCATAAGAAGTTAGCTCACATTAAAAGACCTCATTCTAATGCTGAAGTCTCTCATTCTACTCATCTTCTTAAAATTCATGCTCATTGTCTTCCTCTTTTTTTAAAAGTGTCTCAAAATCTTTGTAGAATACTAATATCCTCTCTTTTCTTTTTTACACTCCCTATAATCTCATCACTATCTATTCATTCATATTGTACTCATCTACTTTTTGCATATTCTAATACTCACTTAATAGCTTCTTCTTGTGTTCAAAATGTTCAATCATTCATTACTTTCTTTACATCATTAAAGAACTGTGTTTGTGTTCTTCATTGTGTTCAAACTCAAGTATTAGATATATTATTTATTGTATTTTGCGTTTGGTTCATTCCAAAATTTACGCTTGGTACTTGTGCCATTTCTTTTTAATTAATAATCTAAACTATTTGATAAATCCAATGCTCATGCTCATACTTCATTTAATCATGATTTTATGTCATCTATAGAAAGATATTGCACTCATGTTTTTCTTTCTATTGCTTTCTTATATCAGTCTCTTAGGTTTCTTAAAAGTTCTTTTGTAGTAGCCTCGCTTGTATTAAATCATTTTAAATTTCAATCTTTATCTCTAATCGCTGCTGAGTTTAATAATGAAGAAGACTTTGTTAATAATGCTAATTCAGGTCAAGATAAAGCACCAAAAGTTCCTCATTGCGCCTTAACATCAATTAATTTCTGTAATGGTTGTTCATCTAGTAAAAATTGAATTTTAGATAATATATCACCTTTTCATACTTCAAGAGGACCGAACTTTATTTCTCACGATATACTTTCAATAATTGTTTCGTTATCTGTATCAAACTCAAAGAAACCATCTTTATCTGTTTCCCAATCTACTATACTTTCTGCTAAGTCATATTGTCATCTTAATCATTCTACAATAGGATTGTCTTCATCAAGAGTTATATCATAGTTCGCTAAAGCTGATGAAACTTCTGTTCTTATATCACTTGGTACATTTTGAATATTAGCTTGTCATCTTGAAATATTAATAGCCCAGTCAATAGCACTTTGTGAATATTGTTCTTGTCATGAAACATTATTGGATACTCATGGTTTCTTCATCCATACAAATCATCAATCACTATTTATAATTTCACTCATTTGTACAGTATGTGTGCTTCTTTTTTCATCTCACTTCCAATTACTGTCTGTAATTTCTACTTCTCATGTCTCTGGATTATATCATGTAACTATTCAAATATGCCCATATTCTCATCCTGGTCATTCTTGTTGTGGGTTCCAAACAGCTAATCCACCTATTTGAGGTACATTATTATTAATAAAAGCTTTTTTACTTTCATAACTATCTTGTACATCTACTGTCTCTCAAGTAGTAGCACTCACTAAACCACCTTTAGCAACATATATATCAGTAAATTCTCAACATTGTAAATCCTCATTTGGAACTTGGCTTATTAAATCCATAGCTCACATATTAACATTGAAATTATTTGTTCAATCTACTCATAATACCCACTCATCAGGTCTTCTTCAATCATCATATGTTCTAATAATTTTAGTACTTCAGTCTGATAAATTAACTATATTATCTTGATAATCTTGTGTTTTTGTAATTCAAACAACTTTCCCCTCTGCCTCAATAACATTTTGAGCAACTCAATCTACTATATATAATAAATTTCATTCTTTATCTACTTCATAAATACCTTTTTTATTCTTAGCTTCCCATTCTTGCTCTATATCTATTAATTGTAGTTGGAAATCTTTTTGTCTTTGCTCTGCTCTTAATTTACTCTCTTCTTCTAATTGTAACATAGTAAATTTATCCATTCTTGCTCTTTCTGTTTGATACATATTAAGAGCTGTCATATATGCTTCTCTATTTAAAGCGTCTTCAAATTTACTCAACTCTATTTCTTGTTGAATATCTGATTTTAAATCTTTATATGTACCTAATTTAGAATTATATTGATTAACTAATGAGTTCTTTTGTCTAATAAGGTCTCTATTCTTTCTTGCAAGTAAAGCTTGTTGCGCTCATCTTGGTAAGTTTGGATATTGTGCTTGAATATCTTCTAAACTAAAATCAATTGCATCGTCTATCTCTCAAATCTCGTTTTGTAATCCTTCCATATCTGCTCTAAGAGTGTCTAGTTCAGGATTATTATTCATTTCTTCTATTTTACTTCTTACATTAGAACTAAAAACAGACTTCATTTCAGATAAAATATCTTGAAAACTAATTATTTGCGTAGTGTCTGTTGTAAAATCTTTCTTTTGTGTAGATGTAATCAATTCATTGATGTTTTGTATTCTTTGTCTAGTTTGTTGGTCTAATGAATTATATTCTTTACTCCCAATAACTATAGCTCATGAATTAACAGCATCTGTTAAAACTGTATCATCTGCTCAAGAAAATTTATTTGTAAATTCTCTAGTTTGTTTATTATTAAGGAATTTTTTATATGTAATTCATAAAGATGCTTTTAATGTAGGGTTTTCTTTAATAAAAGATTTTATTTGAGCTGCATTACCTCCACTCGCAAGTAATTCATCAAATTCTTGTATCTTTTTCCCTTCATCAATAGGAGCTTCTACTGTTTCAACTATTTCTTGTTTAACAGGTTCAACTTTTTTAGGTTCAACCTTCTTAGGTTCTTCTTTTTTAGGTTGTGCTGTTGTATTTACTCATGGGATAATTACTTGTTCTTCTTGAAAACCTTTCACTCATTCAGTAGTTTGTTGTGGTTCTTCAATAACTGTTTCCTTTACTTCTTGTTGAGTACTGCCATTAACTAACCCTCTATCTCTAAGGGTTTGTGTAACAGCTTCTTCTCAAAATTGTTCAACTGCTTGTTGTACTTTTTCTTTATCCAATTGTTCTGGATTTGTTACTCTTTCAGCCATAATTTCTGGTGAGTTATTAGTTAAAATTATATTTATTTATTGTCATATTGCAAATATATGTACCGCTATATCAGGTGGAGCTGCTCATTCACTGTCTAATACAAATTTTACTCAATTACTTAATATCTCTGTAAAATAATATCTATGTCTTGTTGCGTCTCTTTCTATATATATAGATTGTACTGTATCCTGGTCTCATTCTCATAAACTAAATTCTTCTTCTACATTATATTTTACATATCTTGTAACTACTTTAGTAGTAGTTCAGTCATCCGTAATAAAACTTTCACTTCTTCCGTTTAATCATCAATCATATATAGACAAAACGTGTAGATATTTAGGACGAAATCATAGAGTAACTGTCTTGTCTACTCATGATACCCCAGCAACTGTAAAACTTCATACGTAGAATTGTCTCTCTGGTAAATTTCTTACACTTATACTTGCGTCTAATTTGTCTAATTCTAATCCTGGTAACATTATCTTATAATAGTTATTGCTAAACTATAATCATCTCACTGTATATTAACCGTTCAAAATCTTACTCCATCTTCTAAAAACTCTGTAATAAATATTTCTCTTCTAAAGTTTACATCTAATAAAGGGTCATGGTATAAACAAGGAACTGTAGTACTTGTTCATGTTCAATAATCTGTCATATTTCATCCTGTCCCTGTATCGTTTTTATAAAACATTGTTGTGGTCAAAACCTCATCTATCTCACAAGTATAACTTTTAGAATAATATTGTTGCCACCTTACATCTAATGATGTTCATACAACATATACCGCTTTCGGTCTAAAACCACAAGTAATGGTAAATGGTTGATTATTAGTCTGGTTTCTTCTTGCAATATAATAATTAACTCATTCTGTTCATCGTATACTTATAGGAGCATCTAACTTGTCATCTTGCAATCAAGGCTGCTCTATCATAGAATTGATATATGTAGTCATGCGGCTTGTGAATTATAAGTTATTGTTCCTAAAGTAAATCCTGTATCTGTAACATCTGTTATATAAGCATAACATTCATTTCATCAATCTTGTAAATCAACTGCTTTTGTACTTGAACTGTCTCCTAAGGCTACTTCATTAAATCTAGTTGTCTGTTTTGTCATTCACATTGTCTTCCATACTCCATCTATTTCAGCTGATTGTGTCTCACTATAATCTGGTTCTATTATATTTGGATACATAGCTTGTATATGTATAAACTTTGGCTTAAACCCACACGTGATAGTTAAATCAGAAGAAGATGTTATTTCCTCATAAACAACAAACTGGTTTCAAAAATCAAATCAACGTATATTAATAACTCAATCTATTTTATCTTCAGTTAGTCATGGAATATTTTCTTCCTCTAATTTAAATTCAGGTATAGTTTCTGGTTTATATATTGCCATTATTTCTCTTCTATTTCAATATAATCTAATTTTAGTTCATAGAATTGTGGAGTATCCGCTCATCCAGAACTCGCAAAGTTTAATTTAAACTGTATATCATAAAAACTATCATTTGCACTAAATATCTCTGTCCTTGTTAAACTTGTTCAACTGTTTATGGTTTGGAGACTTGTAAATGCTCATCAATCTATACTATATAATACTTCTATTGTCTCTGTAGCATCACAATTACTTGTCACTAGGGTAATCTTATCTATTTTCTTTTTAATAGTCTTAAATCATCAATCAATAGGGTTTAAAATCATATATCATGATGGTTTATATGTTGGAGAAGTAGTATTTATATCAATATACTCAAAAGCATTTTGGCTATTACTATCTACTCATATCCGAACTCTGTCTACTGAAGTAAATTCTATTCAATAAATACTTGTTATCTTTGTTATTAGATTTGCATTACTATCTTTAGCAAGTGCTACATTAAATCATGCTCTTAATACTGGATTATTTGTTCAATATCTAAATAAATCGTTTCATGTTATTCAATCTTGTACAAAATATATAGTATCTCATAGTTTTCCAAGCATATTTGTATCAGTGAAGGAAATCTTTCATATATAATCAGATAATCTTTCACTATATCTTGCATTTGATAACCCTTGTACTGTATAACCATTTAATATTTTAATTCTTGATTGAAAATCACTATGTCATGATACTATAAAGTCTACTTTTCAGTTATTTATAACTCATCTAATAGGTTCTTGTATACTAATTACACTATCTACCGCTGAGCTTATTCAGTCCCAGAAAGCTATTGTCCCTTTATCTGTAAATACTTTAATAATACCTCATACTCTTGTTAATCCTACAACATCTCCGTCAAATATATCAAAACTTTCTACAACATTAGCATCATCTACTTTATAAACTGTATTTCCTATTCCAATATAGAAATATTCATCTAAATATACAAGAGTAGGGAAAATATCTGCTGCTCATGTACTAATAGCTGTTCAAAGAGCAAAATTAACTGATAAAGAAGCCCAGTTAGTGTTATTGTATGCACTACTTTCTAATATTCTACTAAAAGGAGCTGTTGGGTGATTACTTACAAAGTATAAGTATCCATTAAACTTAAATGCTGTGTATATTTTATCTCATATAGCACTACTTTCAACTGTTCAGTCTTCTGTGTCGTATATCTTACCATCATCTGTATAAGCAAATACATCTTTCGAAGTTCCTGATTGTGCATCAATAAATCAATTAACCTGGTCTGTAGTTGTAAATCTTCATTCACTATCTTTAGCTAATGAAACATAATCACTACTCGATGTTAAATCTATATTTTCAGCATAAAGAATTTGTTTTCATGTCGTAAGAAAATCATCCTGAGCTATTCCTCAGTAAAAATCTTTCCATATTATACTTGTTTGTTTAGCCATTATTTTTATCTAATGTAATATTGTCTGTTTGGAAGCTGTTGTTCCATATTGATGTTTGTTCTATCTCTTAATGCTCTAATCATTCATGCTACCTTAGTTTCATATTCATTTATAGCATCGTTTTTCTCATTATCTAATCTAAGTTGTGAATAAATATATTGCTTCATTCATATAGAAAGAATACTATGATAATCCCTTAATTCAGGATTAATAGGGAATATTGTACTCTCTGCTCATGCTGATACTAAATCAATGAGAGTAATAGTACCATATACTACCAATCAGTCAGTTATACTTTCGTCTGGCTCTGGATATATAAAAATACTATTATCTCTCACGTCATAAAATGGACTACTTGTACTATTGTTGTCCCTAATATACTGGTCTGGATTATGATAATTACTTATTGTATCCGCCGATAATAATTTCTTATATGTATCAGTACTTTGATATTTACATTCTGCTCTTGTTACTCTTTTTATTCATAATGTTGTACTGTCAGCAATAGGTAAAACATATTCATTTTGCCCTGCTACAGTATCTGTAGTAAAACTATCCCAGAAATATTGGTCATCTACCTCTGAAATAATTCTTCATTGCATATCTTTGTACACAATATTCAAATATTCTAATGCTTGTGCATCTGATATTTGTGTGCTGTTAGTATTTGTTAGCGTTCTCGCTAGACTTATTAATGAAGTTACACTCATTTATTTTATATTACGTAATAAACACGAGAAATAGCCTAAGTTTTACCTTAGACTATATACTCTTATCTATTATGAGTTAGCTCCAAGTGATGAAGCAGTTTCAATTCTATAGATACCTGCTTGTTTTAGGATAGCAGCTCCTAATCTTACTTTCGCACCTACTGTAGCGATTTGGTTAAGTGGGTCATCCCCTTCTCCAAGTCATTTTACAAAAGTTTGAAGTCCTCCTGACATAACAACCCCGAATGCATCTTTACCAACAACGTAAGTTGGGTAAACATCAGTAGTAGTAGCACCACCGTCTGCGTAGAATTGTACGTTAGAAGATACAAGAAATCTTGTTCCCCACATTGCTCCAGCTTCTCCTGAGAAAAGTGCTTCTGGAGTATCATATTTATGAAGGTCAATGTATGTTCCAGTTCCACTTTCTTGTTGTAAGTCGTGGAATACATGTGGATGCATTACAGTGATATAATATCCTCCATCATATGTAGGAGCATCGTTTGCTTTAAGAAGATTTACTGCTTTTGCAATATTTGCAGAAGCAATAGTATCTGAACTATCAACATTTGCTCTTGCAGTAGCGTCACCTCCGTAAATAACGTTAGAACCACCATCAATTGCATCTTGGATAACAGCGTCAGCTTTTTCAGCAGCTTGTCTACCAGCTTCAACAGCAGCTTCAGTAATAACTTCAACTGGTGCATCTGTTAATAGAATGTCTGAAAGTTTAACAAAACCTCCGTATTGTCCAAGTGTAACTGTAACGTTTGTTAATGAGAATGAACCTTCTGATGGAGTAGTTCCTTCAGTAAGAGTTCCCATTGCAACACTTTCATCTACAGTTGGGAATGAATATGTGTTGTCTCCAATAGGTAATTGTTTATTTTTACCGATTTTAGCAAAAAACAATCTACTTTCATATTGTCTAATTGCCATTCTTGTGATGTATTCTCCGAGGTTACCCGCAGTCATCACGTTTCAAGTTGTAGTAACAGCCATGATATAAAAATTAGAATTTAATATTAATTTATGATACCAAATTCCTCTTTTATAAGTTTAGCTTACTAATTCATTCATAACATAGCTCTAAGCTCTGAATTCGCTCTGTCCCTAAGGTCAGTATCATCCAAATCTTTGCTCTGCTTTTCTTGTTTTAAAGAAGAAGGCGTATTTCAGCTGAAACTTAATCTATTTGGATTTGGTCTTGCAGCTACTTCTCATAACCCTAAGAATTTTGCAGCGTCAGAATATGACATTGTTGGATGTGCAGCCCTGATAGCACTTATTTCGTCAAGTTTTTCTTCTCAGAATGTTTGAACTACTACATCTTTATCTGCTTCCAAGAAAGCTTCTTGTTTAGCTTTAAGCTGTGCTTGCTCAATCATTGCTTGAACTTTTTCTTCACTAAAGTCCTGTCATGCAATTTGTTCTTCCAACTCTTTCACTCTTTTTTCTGCAGCGTTCTTTTTTGCTAAAAGTTTTGCTACGTTGCTTTTTTTAGCCTTTGTATCAGTACCTTCATAAGTTGCATCTGTTTCTAGCGCTTCAGTTGCATCTATAGTATCTGCTCCATCATCTAAAACGTCCACATTTATGCCTGTGTCTTGGCTTACATTTTCTTCACTCATAGTATAGTATTATAATTTAATATGCAGTTGTTTTCTGCTAGGAGTTACCTATAAGGAGCTACCCTATTAGTAACTTCTCATAAGAAGCGATTATATATCACTTCCTACTGAGGAATTACCAATGTCCTGCATGCCTTTCTTCATCTTCTCTAATCTATCTCTCAACTCTTTTAAATATTTAATCTCTGAACGTACAACATCATAATAATTATATTTAATGTCATTTCAATCTTCAATCATTCATTCTATAACAACTTCTTCATTCGCTTTTATCTCCGTTTCTATAAACTCCATAAAATATTTATATCAAGGAGTTTCCATAGTTTTTTGTATCTCATTGTAGATTTCTATTTCTTTTCAATCCATAGTTTTAAGCGGTTACTTGTTGTAATGATGCTGCATCTGTCTCTTGTTGTCATTGGATAACAGCTTGTTGTACTCATTTACTTACTCATTGTTGTGCTTGTCCTGCTTGTTGTTTTTGTCCACTCAATATATATGCTGTTTTTCTTGCCTCAATTGCTTTTCTCTTAATATCGTTGTCTATAGCTTTGTTGTATACCACAATATATGTCATGTGGTCATCTGTCATATTAATATTCTTTACAAGTAATTCTTCTGCATCTTCTACCTCATTATTAATAAGTTCTATATCCATCTTTGCTTGTGCTTCATCTATACTCTCTGGGAATAATACACTTATCTTGTCTTTATCTAATCATTGTGCTTTAGCTATTTGTCTTTTAGCAAACGTTTTACTTATTTGTGGAGTAGATTGGTCTTGTAATACCATATCTGCTATAACTAATAACGCTTGTGCATTCTTTTGATTAATTACATCTTGTTCTGATTTACTTACAACAGTAACATCTATATTTCTTCAAGTATCAATGTCTTTTCTCTTAACCGTGAAGATTATATTACCGAAACTATTTTGTAGTTTAATGTTTTTCTCAGATTTATAATCAAAGTATTCGTCATATATCTTTAACCAATATATCCAGAACTTTTTATCTCACCAACTATTAATCTTTGCATTTAATATAAGTTTAACATTTTGGTTTCTTTGTACTCTTTGGTTCTCTGTAGCAGTTGCTCTAAAATCTCATGCTCAACCTAAAGCTCTTTCATCTAATCATAAGTCTGTTGTAACCTGACTATCAAGAACGTTTGGCATATTGTATGCATCTTGTCATATCTGTGGTCTAGCAACTGGATTAATAGGATTACTATTCTTTCTAGCGTCTATTTTTACATATTTAGGTCAAAGTGTTCTTTGTCTTAATTCTCTTGGATTAAGTAAAGCATCTGTGTCTACCGTAAATACATCTCACCATGCTTCATATTCTGCTTTTATTCTATTCAAATTCAAGAATAGTTGTTTTGCTTTTTGTTTGTCTTCTACTATATCTGGAATACATATACCAAATGGGTCTGTCTTAAATGGTTCGTAGAAGTTTAATATAACTGGAAATTCATCTCAACATTCTTCTATTCTTATAATAAGAGTATTGTCGTTTCATGTTGTAATAAGATATTTCTTTCCTTTTATTGTTGTATAATGATTATATATCGAATATATAGGGTTTGTATCTATGTCTTTTACATCTTGTAGTTGTCTAGCATCTCATAACTCATCTCTTGTTTCTTCTTTTTCACTATCTAATTGTGATTGTAACTCATCTAAATTAAAATATACATCATCTGTAAGCTCTGCATCTGTTACTTCTAACTCAAATCAATGAAATCTATGGTTGTCTATATATCCTAAAGGGTCTGGCACCCAACTTAACGGGTCAATTGATTTAAATACTGGTACTTTTCTTTCCTCATCCCAGTAATCAAATATTCTTATACCTACTCAGTAAAATAGTCTATTCCATTGTACATCGTAATTAATTTGTGCTAAATTCATCTCTTCATAATCAAATTTAGCTAGATTATTTAGATTGTCTGCATACTCATCATCTCATAATTGTCTTCATGCAAAAATTACTGTATTCTCGTCAGTATAATACAGTGATAATAATGTTTGAATAACACTTCTAATTAATTTAACGTAAATTTTATTGTCTGTGTCCGATATGTTTTGATAAAGTTTTAATCTTTCTCTAAATAAATCTCTTTTTTGGTCAACAAAGTTCATTCAATTCTGTTTCTCTTGAACAACCTGTCTTAATATATCATCATGTGATACGCCTGGTATACTTTTCATGTATCTCTTTTTAGAATATAATTATTCCTACACTCTAATCTTAATATATGCAATTATACACACAAAATTTTATTATCAAAACTTTTTTATACAAGGTCACTAAAGTCTATATTTAGATTAATATCTACTCTTGGTTTTACTAATTGCTCATATGCAATAGCTGTATATCTCATAGCATCTGCTAAATGAGAATATTCGTCATGCTCAGGTCTATTTAGAAATACATCTCTCTTTTCGTCTAACTTTTGTCTATAATTTGTTAATGCTTCTATTAAGTCTATATTCTTTTCATCTATCCATACATTATTGAAACATCTTCTAACAGCATTTATTCAATCTATGACCTGTAGTTTTGGTAAAATATATACTTTATCACTTCAAAATAAATCTCTTACCGTTTCTAATCTACTTGCTCAAGTGCTTAATTCTCTTACTTCTATATCATGTGGGAAATAATGTGCAGTATAGTTATATGGTTTTTTATCTAACTCTGCTTTATAATATTGAAAACCTTCTCAATTATGTTGAATACTATCTATTATTCTTATTTCGTTACCGTTTATCTGAATAAATAATATAGCCATATAATCACTCATTCATAAATCCCAAACAGTATATACATCTAATATAGGGTCAAATAATCATGCTTTAAATCTTCATTCATTTCTTGCTTGTTCTATTTCTTTTCTATAATATGCTCATTTAATAGCTGCATCAAAACTACATTCATATTCTTGATTATATTCATCATCTGTCATTTCTTGTCTTGCCTGTTCTATTTGTTCTTCTGTTAATAATTTACTGTCAGAAGCTTTTAATAATATTCAGTGATACTTTTCATCAGTTAAACTCTTTTGATATAATCTATGAAAAGCATTTCTTCCTTTCGGCGTTCATATCCATATAACCCATCAATTATTAGCATTTATCATAGGAAATACAATCTCTGAATATATTACATGAGGTTGTTGAGCATATTCATCAAATATAACTCATCTTAAATCTAATCATCTTAAACTATCTGGATTATCTGCTCAGAATAATCTTATCTTACTTCAGTTAAATAATGTAATTTGTAGTTCACTTTCATTTATAACTGTTTGTGGTATCTCTCTTGCAAACTTTTTTAATATATCCCATGCAATAGCTTTTGATTGTTTATATGTAGGACTTATATATCAATA